TAGCTGGTGCTGAAACTGGCTTTGAAACTTTTGTAGCTGGTATTGGTACAACTAATAAAACATTCTATGCTATAGAATTACCTGGACAAGCTGAGTTTGAGGTAGGTATTGGTACAGTTACTGATGCTAGTCCTGATACTATATCTAGAGATACTGTTATCTCTTCATCAAATTCTGATAGCAAAGTAGATTTTTCTGCAGGAACAAAAAATGTTTTTTGTACTTACCCTGCATCTAGAGCTCCGTCTGCAAGTATGACGGCTTCAACTTATGCTTTTAATCACTCATCAACTTTGTCTGATGATCAAACAATTAGTAATGCAGTATTAGCAGGACCAGTTACAGTGACTGGAACACAAACTATAACAGGAACGGTAGTAGTAATTTAATGAGTAAGATAGAAGTAAACACAGTTGAACCACAATGCGGAACTACTTTAACAGTAGGGGAGTCTGGTGGTAGTGTTAGAACAGGTTCTAATAATTTACAAGCATCTGATGGCGGTAATTTAATAAGTCAATCAGGCACTACAATTACTCTTGGTGCAAGTGGAGATACAATAACACTTGCAAGTGGAGCAAGTCAGACAGGTTTTGGTAGAACAGGGACTGTTGATTGGCAGACAAGTTCTATAAAAACTACAACTTTTACTGCTGCAAGTGGTGAAGGTTATTTTGCAGATACATCCTCTAGTGCATTTACAATGAACTTACCTGCAGGGACAGCAGGCAGCATTGTTTCAGTCGTAGACTACACAAATACTTTTCAAACAAATAATTTAACCATTTCACCTAACGGTTCACAAAAAATTGGTGGTGTTGCAGCAAATGCAATTTTGGCTACAGAGGGTCAATCAGTAACTTTTGTTTATGTTGATGATACTGAAGGTTGGAAAAACGTACAAGATTCAACAAGTGCTGTTACAGGTAATACAAATTTAGTTGCAACAGGTGGAACTATTACCACTTGTGGAAATGACAAGATTCATACTTTTACAGGGCCTGGAACTTTTACAGTTTCAAATGCAGCGCTATGTGCTGCAAACAATGTTGTAAGTTATTTAGTAGTAGCTGGTGGTGGCGGTGGAGGTTTTCAATCTACAGCTGGTGGTGGCGCAGGTGGTTTTAGAGAAGTAAAAAGCCCTACTAATCCGTATACTGCAAGTCCTCTAGATGGTTATCCATCTTCACCTAATAGAATTACAGTCACAGCACAAGCGTATCCAATTACAGTAGGAGGTGGAGGAGCAGGATCAACAAGTGCTTCAAATAATGGAACTCAAGGTGGCACTTCAACTTTTTCTACAATTAGTTCTGCAGGTGGTGGAGGTGGTGGATCTGATGGATCAGGTTGTGCTCAGGCCGGAGGATCTGGTGGTGGTGGAGCAAACGGAGCTGGTGGAGGAGCAGGAAATACCCCTCCAGTTAGTCCATCACAGGGAAATCAAGGCGGACCATCCGCAACATCAAGCCCTTCTGGCGGTGGTGGTGGCGGTGCAGGTGCTGCAGGATCTCCTCAACCTAGTAACACAGGTGTTGCAGGTGGAGCAGGAGTAGGAACTTTAATTAACCCAGCAACTGGAGAAGCTGGTCCAGGACCTTCAAGATATTATTCAGGTGGTGGAGCATCGGGTACAAGACCAGGAACTAGCCCAGTCGCTTCAGGTGGTATTGGAGGTGGAGGTAATGGTGGTACTTGTAATGTTACAGGAACCGCAGGAACTGATAACACTGGTGGTGGCGGTGGTAATGGAAGATCAAACGGTTCAGGTGATGAAGCACCTGGAAGAGCTGGTGGATCTGGTATAGTTGTGATAAGGTATAAATTTCAATAATTATGACAAGTAAAATAAAAGTAGATAGTATAGCAGACCAAGACGATAATAACATTATCAATGAAAGTGGTGATGTAATTACAGTTGGTGCAGCTGGTGATACAGTTGCAGTTGCAGGAAACATTGTAAAATCAAATGCGTATCAAGCATCCGATGGTGGAAATATTGTAAGTCAATCTGGAACTACTGTTACACTTGGGGCAAGCGGTGATACGATCACTTTAGCATCAGGGGCCTCACAAACAGGTTTTGGTAGAACAGGAACTGTAGACTGGCAAACAGGAGACATTAAAACATCAACATTTACAGCAACAAGTGGTGAGGGATATTTTTGTGATACAAGTGGTGGAGCATTTACAGTCAATTTACCAGCAGGTTCTGCTGGAGCGATTGTTTCTCTTGCAGACTACACAAGAACTTGGCAAACAAATAATTTAACTGTATCACCAAATGGTTCTAACAAAATTGGTGGTGTTGCTGGAGATTCAGTTTTAAATACAGAGGGTCAATCAGTAACTTTAGTTTTTGTTGATGCAACTGAAGGTTGGATAAATATTCAAGATTCTACTAGTGCTATTAAAGGAAGAGTCATAACTCCTTTTATAATTGCAACAGGTGGAACAACATCAACATCTGGAGATTGCAAAATTCATACATTTACAGGTCCAGGAACTTTTTGTGTAACAAATGAAGGTACAGGATGTAATCAAGTAATTTCTTATTTGGTAGTTGCAGGAGGAGGAGGTGGCGGACACGACGATGGTGGTGGCGGAGGAGCTGGTGGATTTAGAGAATATAAATCTCCAGTGACACCATATACAGCTAGTCCTTTAAATGGTAATCCAGGTGGAACATCAGTTACAGTTTCTTCTTTAGGTGGTATTCCAGTTACAGTAGGTGCTGGTGGAGCAGGTGGTAATCCAGGAGGACCAAATTGTGGTTTTGCTTCAAGTGGTTCAAATTCAATTTTTTCTACTATAACTTCTACAGGCGGAGGTTTTGGTGCACGAAGTCAACCAAGTAGTGGAGGTGGTGGTCCCGGTGGTTCTGGAGGTGGCGCTGATGCTCAAAGAACTGGAGGAACAGGTAACACTCCACCAGTTACTCCTTCTCAAGGAAATAATGGTGGAAATGGAACTCCAGGTGGAAACGCTGGTGGTGGTGGCGGTGGGGCTACAGGAACAGGCACTGCTGGTAATGGAAGTGCCCCAAATGCAAATGCAGGTCCTGGTGGTGCAGGAGCAACAACAAGTATTACAGCAAGTCCAGTAGGATACGCTGGAGGAGGCGGTGGTGGTGGTTTTGGTTCCGGAGGAACTGGAGGAACTGGTGGAGGTGGTAATGGCTCTGCTCAAAATGGAACAGCAGGTGTTGGCACCGTTAATAGAGGCGGTGGTGGCGGTGGTGGAGCTACTAGCTCTGGGTCAAGAGCGGGTGCAGCAGGTGGTAGTGGAGTTGTTATAATAAGGTATAAATTTCAATAGGTAAATTATGAGTGAAGTAAAAGTAAATAAAATTAGTCCAAGAACAAATTGTGGTACAGTCCAGTTAGGAGACAGTGGTGACACTATTACAATTCCTGCTGGTGCAACAATCACTAACAATGGAACACAAACAGGTTTTGGTAGAACAGGAACTGTTGATTGGGATACAACTCCAAAAACATCTACATTCACAGGGGTATCAGGTGATGGATTTTTTTGTGATACAAGCAGTAGTGCGTTCACTTGTAATTTACCTTCTGGAACAGCAGGTTCAATAATATCACTTGCAGATTATGCAGGTACATTTCAAACAAATAATTTAACTGTATCACCAAATGGCACACAAAAAATTGGTGGAACAAATGCTGATGTAATTTTAAATACAGAAGGTCAATCTGTTACATTTGTATATGTAGATGATACGCAAGGATGGATTAACGTTCAAGATTCAACTTCAAATGAAAGAGGACAAGCTTTTATAGTAGCAACCGGCGGAACAATAACAACTTGTGGTAATGACAAAATTCATACGTTCACAGGTCCAGGAACTTTTACTGTTTGCACTGCTGCTGTATGTGCTGCAAATAATGTAGTTTCTCATTTAGTCGTAGCAGGCGGTGGTGGTTCTTCAAATGATGGAGGTGGCGGTGGTGGAGCAGGTGGTTTTAGAGAAGTTAAATCTCCAGCTACTCCTTACACAGCTAGCCCTCTAGATGGTTATCCATCTGCACCTAACAGAATTACAGTTTCAGCACAAGGATATCCAATTACAGTTGGAGCAGGTGGAACAGCATCAGGAACTTCAGCAGGTGGATCAGGAAATAATGCAGTTTTTAGTACAATAACATCAGCAGGTGGAGGTGGTGGCGGTGGACCCGGAGCTATTACTGGACTTGATGGTGGTTCAGGTGGAGGTGGTAGATCAAATTCAAGTGCTAGTGGTGGTTCTGGAAACACTCCACCAGTTACTCCTTCTCAAGGAAATAATGGTGGAGGAACTAATGGAAGTAATCCACAACCAAATAATGTTGGCGGTGGTGGAGGTGGTGCCACAGCAGTAGGACAAGTAGGTGGTGGACCAGAAACCGGTGATGGTGGAGCAGGAGCAACAACAAGTATTAATGGATCACCAACAGCTTTTGCTGGTGGTGGAGGAGGCGGTGGTAACGGTTCTCCAGGTGCACCTTCAGGTGGAGCTGGTGGTGGAGGAAATGGTGCAGCACCAGGTGGTGGTGGTACAGCAGGAACTGCAAATACAGGTGGTGGAGCAGGAGGTTCAGCTGGTCCAGGAGGTCCTCCAGTAGGAGTAGCTGGTGGTTCTGGAATTGTTATCATTAGGTATAAATTTCAGTAGTTGAATGGTAATTAAAATTAATATATAAGGAGAAACATTATGGCACATTTTGCAAAACTAGGAGCAAACAGTAAAGTTATTCAAGTATTAACACTTGATAATAAAGACATGTTAAACGCTGATGGTGTTGAAGATGAATCAGTAGGTCAACAATATTTAGAAACACATAACAATTGGCCTGCACAAATGTGGATTCAAACTTCATACAACACATCGCATAATAAACACAACTCTGGTGACAACTCAAAAGCATTAAGAGGTAATTATGCAGGTATAGGTTATACTTGGGACGAAGATAATCAAATTTTTTGGCCTAAAAAACCTTATGCATCTTGGGTAAAAGATATTCAAAATGCACATTGGAAATCACCAATTGGTGATTCACCTGTATTAACAGCAGAACAAGAATCACAAAATGTAGCTGGTACACATCTTTGGGAATACAATTGGAATGAAGATGGCCAGTCTTGGGACTTGACAGATCGATTAGCATAAATTAAAAATGGTGGTGGTATGCAAAAGAAAGTATTATCTGAAATAGCGTTATATTATGGTGATGTGGCAATGCCTAAAGATTGGGACATTGACCGAAATAAATTACAAGAAGACATTTTAAAATCAGAAGTTACAGATTCACCTTTTCCATTTTCAAGAACTTGGGATATGTTAAATACATATGTAAGAGACTACATTCATCTTGAATATGGGATTCAATTAATTAACAAAGAAATGTGGGGCAACATTTATAAACCTGCGGAAACTACAATTCCATTGCTTAATATTGATCCAGTAGATCTTAGAAACTCACCAGATTTTATATTATTGTATGGTGTAAACGTCAAAGATTGTATGGTTAGGATACATTATGAAGACAACAGACGTAAAGGTAGATCTTGGGATATATCTTTGGAAAACAATAAATTTATTATGTTTCCATCAACAAACATGTACTATTTAACCAATAGTCAAAAGAATAGTTTAAACTTTGTGCAAACAATAACTTATGAATATTGCTAATTATTATTGGTATTTTAGTGGTGCATTAACACCTAAATTTTGTGATGATGTAATAGCTTATGCAAATTCACAAAAGGAAGTTATGGCTAGAACTGGTGGTTATGGAGACAGGAAACTAAATAAAGAAGAAGTTAAAAATTTACAAAGAAAAAGAAAATCAGATTTAGTTTGGCTTAATGATACTTGGATTTATAAAGAATTACATCCATATGTTCATATGGCTAATAAAAATGCTGGTTGGAATTTTGATTGGGAAAGATCTGAATCGTGTCAATTTACAAAATATAAACATAATCAATATTATGATTGGCATTGTGATAGTTGGGACAAACCTTATGAAAAAGAAGGACCCGATAAAGGTAAGATTCGAAAACTATCTATGACTTGTCAGTTAACAGATGGTTCAGAATATAAAGGTGGTGAGTTAGAATTTGATTTTAGAAATTATGATCCACATATGAGAGACGAATCGAAGCATAGAATACAATGTAAAGAAATATTACCCAAAGGATCTATTATCGTATTTCCTAGTTTTGTGTGGCATAGAGTTAAACCAGTAACATCAGGTACAAGATATAGTCTTGTGGTATGGCATTTAGGGAGGCCTTTTAGATAATGCTTATAAATCATTATTTTCCAACTACAATATGGAATGAAGAAAAACCAGAGTTTGTTAAATCGTTAAACAAAGCAAGCAACAAATATATTACTGAGTCTCGTAAAAGAGAAAAAGCTTGGATAAAAGAAAAAGGTGATTTTGGAAGATCCTATCATTCAACACCACTTACAATGGATAATGAATTTTTAGATTTTAGAAATTACGTTGGTCAAAAGTCTTGGGAATATTTAGACCATCAAGGTTATGATATGTCACAATATCAAACTATGTTTAGTGAGTTGTGGGTACAGGAGTTTGCTAAAAAAGGTGGTGGTCATCACTCTGCACACATACATTGGAACCAACACGTATCAGGATTTTATTTTTTAAAATGCAGTGACAAAACTTCTTATCCTGTATTTCACGAACCAAAGACTGGCGCAAGATGCATAAAATTAAAAATGAAACCAGGCTTAAAAGGTGTATGGCCAGGTCACGAACAATTTCATTTAAAACCTAAACCAGGAACACTAATTATATTTCCAGGATATTTGGAACATGAATTTGCTGTTGATCATGGTGTAGAACCTTTTAGATTTATACATTGGAATATACAAGCTGTGCCAAAAGAAATGGCAAAAGATGTATAAAGTAATTGATAATTATTTAGATGTAGATCAACATCTTATTTTAAAAACAATTATGGAATCAAATGAATTTCCTTGGTTTTATACTAAAGGCAAAGTTAAGCAAACAGATAAACCAAAACTTTTTGATTATCAATTTAATCATATTTTTTATATAAATAATAATATTAACTCAAACTTTTTTAATCATTTAAACCCTATTTTAGATAAATTAAAACCATTATCTCTTATTAGAATAAAAGCTAATTTAAATCCTCCTACAGAAAAACTTATAGAATCTGATTATCACACAGATAAAAACTTTAAATGCAAGGCTGCTATTTATTATGTCAATGATAACGATGGTTATACTATGATAGACAAAGAAAAAATTTTAAGTAAAAAAAATAGAATGGTTTTATTTAATGCTAATCAAAAACATTTTGGTACTAATTCAACTAATTGTAATAATAGAATGGTAATTAATTTTAATTATTTTTAATATGAGTTTTAAGAAAAATAAATACACAGTTATTAGGCAAGCAATATCAAAAGACTTAGCATCTTTTATTGCAAACTATTTTAACATGCAAAAACAAGTTTATGATACTTGTAGAGCTTCAAGATACTTTTCACCATTTGAAACTATCATTGGATATTATGAAGGAGAGAATGAACAGATACCAAACACCTATTCTCAATATGCTAATATGGCTATGGAAACATTGTTACTTAAATGTTTACCTAGTATGGAAAAAGCAACAGGATTAAAATTATATCCTGCATATACCTATGCAAGAATTTATAAAAAAGGTGATGAACTTAAAAGACACAAAGATAGATTTAGTTGTGAAATTTCTACAACCATGAATTTAGGTGGTGATGATTGGCCTATATATCTAGAACCAAATCCTAAAAAAGGTGGTGTCAAACCAGGTATTGGATATGTATCAGATAATACTAAAGGTATTAGAGTAGATCTAAAACCAGGAGATATGCTAGTTTATTCTGGCTGTGAGCTAGAACATTGGAGAGAAAAATTTAAAGGCAAAGAATGCGTACAAGTTTTTCTGCATTATAACAATCGTAAAACACCGGGAGCTAAAGATAATATGTTCGACAAGCGTCCACATTTAGGTCTTCCTTCCTGGTTTAAACGATGATATAATCTTTAGATGGGGGCAGTACACCACCACATACCTACTGTCCCCTTTTAAGGATTATATTATATGTATTTTGGCGGAACACCCTTTGCAGCGTCTCCTTTTGGAGATCCCGGTTTTAACCCTAACGCTTTTGTTAATGTTACTGGTTCTAGAATAAATGAGTCTACTGGATCTGTTACATTAGTTGGTAAAGCTAATTTTGCGGTAACGGGTAGTAGAGTAAATTTCTCAATAGGTAACACTACAATTATAGAAGGTGTTGGTGTTATAGTTACACCTGACGGATCACAAGTTAATATTTCTACAGGTGATCCAACTATTGTAGCTAAAGCTGTAACCGCTATTACAGGAAGTAGAGTAAATTTAAATACAGGTACACCTACCTTTGCTTCTAAATATTCTGTAACTGGAAGTAGAGTAAATTTAAATACTGGGTCACCAACTATAGTTGGAAAAGCAGTTGTTGAACCTGATGGCTCACAAGTTAATTTAAATACAGGCGATGTAACAATATCTGCAGGTGCAGTAGTATCTGTAACAGGTAGTAGAATAAATTTAACAATTGGTAATGCTGATGTAGCAGCAAATGCAACAGTATCTGTAACAGGAAGCAGAGCAAACTTATCTTCTGGAACAGTAACAATAACTGCGGACGCTACAGTTTTACCAACAGGATCTAGAGTAAATTTAGCTACATCAGATGTTTTAATTAGAAAATGGGATGGTATAGTACCAGGAGTTTCAATGACTTGGGATAATACAAGCTTCCCAACAGCGAGGTAATAAATGTATTTTGGAGGATCGTCATTTGCAGCAGCACCGTTTGGAAGTTCTGGTGGTATTAGTATTAGAGCTGCAGTTACTGGTAGCAGAGTAAATTTAAGTTCAGGTTCTCCAGTTATAATTGGTAAAGCTCTTGTTGTTCTTACAGGAAGCAGAATAAATGCAACAATTGGTAATGTTACAACTAGAGTAGATCAACAAGTAGCGGTAACGGGTAACAGAATAAACCTTGCAACAGGCACGGTAGATGTGATATCATGGAACCCGATTCCCCCAGGGGTAAATCAAACATGGGTCCCTATTGACCCACTAAACCCATAGGAGAAATATGGCATCAAGTACGTCGAGTGATTTAAAACTAGAATTAATAACAACAGGTGAAAAGTCTGGTACCTGGG